GCACCCACCACGCTGCTGCCGCCGTTTCCCGAGTCAGAGGAGTTAGCCGTGACCGTAGCGCCGCTTGTATCTTTTGCAGTGATTTCATAGGTGTTTGTGCCGGTAACCAGAGAGATCTGATATTCTTGATTTAGCACGGCAGCAGTGACATTTCCACCCAACGATGCTGCGCCACTGAACGTCACAAAATCATTATTGACCGCGCCATGATCCGTGTCGGTTACAGTGATAGTAGAAGAACCGTTAGTTGCGGCAAACGTGACATCGCCTGCGGATGTTGTTACCCGAATCGGCGTGACATCGTTGAACGAGTCGCCTTCCTCAATGTAATACTTAAAGGTTGACCCGATTCCTAAGAAACGGGTGCCACCTAAAGATATCCACGAGTGAAGCGCTCGACCAATACCTTTGAAGTATTCAGAGCCAAGCTGAAGCCAGCCGCCAACCTTCTCGACGCGGCCTTTACGGAACCGTATGAGGTTACCGTCTACCCAGCCGCCTTTGGCCGAATAGTCAGTAGCCTCCTTGTTGATACCCGGCTGAAAATCGATTTGCTGAAGGGGCATTTTGCCACCCCGTCAAGCTAATCGAATAATCGCCCCGGTCGCCGTTGGGCTGGGGAATACGATAGTAAAATCGCCTGCGGTGCTGGTTTTATCACCACCGAAATCAATCGCCGCAACCGCTTTGTTCGACTTACTTGAATTGTAAATTAGGCATCCACGCGCCGTCACGGTTGCAGTACCGAAGGTCAGGTCGGCGAAGTCGCAAACCGCAGTGGTTCCGCTCGTGGTTGGAGTGACCGAGGTTAGGTTAGCGCCTCCAGCGGTGTAGTTTGTTCCAGAAACTTGACCAGTAGTCACGTAAGCGGTAGTCGTTGCGCCAAGAGTCGCGCTGCTGGTGTACAACGCCAGCTTGAACGTGTCACCGCTGGAAGCGGTAAAATTATGCGTCGCAACAAGCAATTCTTGCTTGAACGACGTGGTTATAGCTGAACTGATGGCCATCTTTCACAGCTCCTTCATGATGTCCGCCATGTCTGCATGACCACTTTGGCGTAACAGATTGGCGAGGGTTACACGATCGCTTTTGATCGCGTTCTTAACTCCCTGCAATATTATCTGATAAACATCTTGTCGGAAAGCCTCAGCTTGCTGCCGAATATGAGGGGCAGCACTGCTGCTGATACCCACTATTTTGTTGGTTATTTGCTCCGCCCAAAACTCAGGGTCATGACCTTTGTTTTCTGTGGTCGAAACCATGACGGTGCCGAGCTTAAAACCCACGTCATCCTTCATCATCCTTTGTATGGCTCCGGTGCTGATGGCATTTCAATGGTTTCAAAACCGTGCTTTTGAGTCATTTCACCCAGCTTGGAAACCGGGAATACATGCCACTCGTCATTGTGCGGCATTGCAACCAGTGGGTCAGATAGCCGGTGATACCCATATAGGCGCTCGGTTATCGGTACATTGCTATCGAGCAGAGAAGATCGAGGGGATGCGCCGATCGCAATGCCTGCTTCTATGCACTTGCAGATCCAGAACTCAACGCAAGCCCTGCCAGCTTCTGCGAAATGCAGATTATGCTTATAACTAAAATCAAGGCCAAACAGGTCAATCTGACCAACTTGGTTCCAGTAAGCAAACGCAATCGCGTAAGCCACCGTATTATTGAGGTACGCGCATTTTGTTGCGGTCATGACCTCTGCCAGCGGGTACTGGACGAGCGCAGGGACGCGCTCGTCTAATTCGCAGGTGTATATCGGTTTATCAAAAACCGGCAACTCGCGTCGCATAACATCGGTTTGATTGCCTGCATCTTCGCTGTCAAGAAACCGGGATGCCGGGTCCATCATAAAAACGCGATCACAAGGGAAGACGGCTAGTGCGCTATTGATGCACCAAACCTCATCCCATTGCTTACTGTTTTCTCTACCAATGACGTAATCAATCTGGCTTGCGCCAAGACCGATTAGTGCGATTTTTTTACCTTCTAGCTCTTTAATTCTCTCCATTAAGAAACCCCTGTCCTTAGTAAGTCGTAACGATATTCGTCTCGCGTGTCACGACCTTCGGACAGGTTCTTCATCCTTTGTATCGCGGCCATGAAACGTTGTTCCAAGTTGGCGATCACGTCAGGGGTTTCTTTTAGGAAAATAGCTGCTTCAGCGAGCGTGCCGTAAAGCAACGCATCTGGGTAATCCGTGGATAGCAACGTAGTGCCTCCATCCGCTCCCGCCGTCAAAGAAGCTGGGCGATACAAGTAGTGCAGTTCAACCGAGTAATCAGAATTCGGAACCGGTGACAGCTCGAACGCAGCATCATCAAATTGACTGTAATATTTTGGTCGCCCTCGGCTAGTGCTAGTCGGGTCATACTCTTTCAAAAAAGAGGGGTGCTTGAATAGAAGGTAGTAATAGACGTTGCTGTCAATTACCGCCAAGCTGAACGGCGCATAAAAATCGCTAGGCGTAGCCAAAAACCGGTTGTTGGTTGATGTTGTTGCCGTTACGTTTTTGCGCTGCTCAGAAAGCTGAACGAGCTTAAAAATACGCTGCTCACTCTCTTCAATGAACGTGTTTAGGTTGTTATTGAAAGTCGTTTCATCGACTTGCAAGTAATCCTGCACGGTTGACTTCAACGTCGCTAAAGTAAAACTCATGACGTGGTTACCTCCACCGTGCCAACACTACACGTTAATCCAAAAGTTTGCAATTCTGTGCCCAAAATTCCATTTCCAACGTTGGTATAAACCGTGAAGAAATTGTTGTCGTTGCCGTCTGATGATGGATCTGGGCGTGGGTCTTTCAAAGCCTGCGGATCAACCGGCGTCGGTTTCCGCATGAGCTGAGGATGCTTTGGTGACCATTGATCTGGTCCTACCAAAAGGCCGTCCCATGTTTTTTTCATATCACGCAGGCGATAACGAAAACCTGTTATGTCACAGATTCCGTAGGCGTGTTTATTCGATGCGAAAGGCATGGCTAAGCAATATTATAGTTTCGAAGGTCGGGAGAAACGCGGAAGCTCGCTCGCTCCTCGTCTTGACTGAGGGCGCGGGTAAACTCTTCCTCGTACAGCCCTTTCAAAAGCTGCACCTTTTCGGGGGCCTTCTTCAAGGCCAAATAATAGGCTAAGCCTGCAACCAAGCAAGGATAAAACCGAAAAGGCATTTGAAGAGTGTTCGCGCCTGCGTCCGCATCGTCCATCCTTGTCAGAGTGTTGCAATACAGTGTGTACGTGGTGTTTTTGTCGGGGGCAGGCCAAACGGTGATGGTCGGCGTAATCTGCTTATCAATAAAAAACTGATTCGGTTTGCCCGTCGTTGATTTGGTTGCGAGGTGCGAGTATTCAGCCCGTGACATCCTGCTAAGCGGGATATCGGTTGCAGTGCCTTGGATCGTCTCTCGGACAAACACGTCGAGCACGTCAATCGCTGCCGTGCCGTTCGTTGAGTCTATATTGTAAACCGTCTGATCCTTCACCATGGCAATAGTATTTTGCTGTATGGTCCACTGATTCAAGCCACGATTCGCCCATTCAGCCAACATGAGATTCATCGAACGGCGAGCAGTGCGAAGGTCATAACCGGTGCGCAGCTCTAGGCCGCAACGCTCGAACGCCTCTTCAACGTATTCCGCTACGTCTGGCTCAAAATCTTTACTCCCGCTTACCGCCATCGTCGCCACCTGCGTATAGGTTATCGAAAACTTGATTCACGTCTAGCGTGTAGTCTAAATCAGATTTCGAGTAATGGATATGCTGAGAAGGTGCGAAGTCAGGAGCGCCGTCACCGGTTTCAAACCATGCCGGGTGCGTAACTCGAACCCGATTGTTGGGCAACGCCACAATATTCCCCGTCCACTTTCCTGCGTCAAGCAGCTCTAAGACATGCGACTGCTTATGCTGCGCAGGATCGTCAGCAATCTCGTTTTCAGCGTAATCAACCGTGAATAAATACTTCGCTGGGTAAAACTCTCCGTCAATCTTTGCCAGCCAAGGGCAAGGCGTGCAGCGGTCGAGAGTGTAGACAGCGTGATGATGACTAGAGCAATCCCAAGGCTGCGCAGCCCAGACCGGCATAGGCTCTGGCCACTCTTCAAAAGGCGTGTCACCAACGAGGGCGGTGATTGGCATTCTCGCCCACATCGCGCCACCGTGGACGTTTGGCTCGTCGGTGTCATACGTCTCCGCACCTGTAAATATCACCTGAAACGACAAACAGCGAGTCGGCATGGTGGTGACCGCTATGGCCATTGCATGCAAAAACTCGCCGTGGTACTTCGAGTGATTGTGTGTGTATTCTCTCCTCACCCAGCATTTGAAGTAAGGGATATTACTTTGTAGGTAAGCCACTACTTCTTTTTCTTACCACCAATGGGTCCACCACCTTTCATCCCCGGTGCTCTGCCCCGTCGAGGAGCGCCTCTTCCTCGACCACGACCGCGACCAACGGGCGGAGGGGTTCTGCCTCCGGTAGTGGGTCTTCTTCGTTTTGGAGGCATCATGCCCAATGCGTCTCGAACGGTTTCACTTATACTTTCCATCCGTCTTGGCATCATTCTGCTAGCATCAGGCACAGGACCCATAACCGGTGGGCGCAAACGACCGCCGCCGGGTAATCTGGGTTCTGGCATCCCTCTGCCGCCCATTCGGGGTGGAGAAGGGGGAGTCCTGCCGCCAGTCATTGGTGGACGGCGACCGGGTATTCGAGGCACTCTCGTACCGGGGGCGCTAGGTCCGCCAGCAGTGCCTCTTCCGGGTGGCATCGGAACTTTTCCGCCGGGTATTTCCATCGGTGGAGTCCGTGGTCTCGGAGGAGTTCTGCCGCCAGCAGGCGCTCCACCAGTAACTTGGCTGGAGAATCCCGGCTGAGCTTGTGGCATAGAACCACCTTGGCTCATCTTCTTAACACGGCCAAACAAACTGCTATTTTTTGCGCTAGGCTTACGCATGCCGCCAGCAGCTTTCATTTTGCCGCCTTTCTTCATTCCTTTTGGTGTCTTTTGCATTACCTTCTCCCAAATAAACCGGAGTTGCCCGGTTGTTTTCTGATCGAGCCGCCTTTGGCTGCGAATGTTTTTACGTTAGTCGGCTTGCCGCCCACTCCTTGCTTCTTTGCTCGTTTCCTGCGAACCGCGCTTTTCCTCTCGCTTTCGGTCATCCCGCGAGCGGTTGCCAAGGGCACGCACTTTGGATAGGCCCGACCGCTTCCTTTTTTTGACGCCTTTTTTCGGCCACATGGTTGAAATTTACCGTCCTTCTTCTTGGCTCCGATATCAACCCATTTTTCGCTAAACCATTTATCGAGTCCAGACTTAGCCACGAGGCACTCGCACTTGCTTACGTTTGCTTTGCATCATCGCGCCGCAGCCACGAGGTTCCATGTAAACCGATCCGCCAGTGCTTTTTCGTTTGGCCATGCTTTTGGCAATCGCTTCGCCTCTTTTGCGCTCGTACTTACTGATGCGTCCATCTTTGTTGAGGTCGCTTTTTTTAGCGTCGAAATTTTTATTCATCGCTCCGCCCTCTGCTTTTTTCGCGCCCTTGTACTTACCGCCCATCTCTTTGTACTGAGAAACTATGTAAGATGAAGCATAAGCACTAGGAAAAACGTCGAACTTAGCTTTTGCTTTTGCTTTTGCTTTTCGATACAAGCTAGGATTTGCAACGTTATCAGGCACATCGCTTGCAGAACCACCGCTTTTGAGCTTTATGGCCTCTAAAGTCTTAGCCTGTTTAGCGTGTGTGTTGCTCGCTTTCTTCAAAGCCTTGGCTACTTTGTTGATTTTTCGTTGTGGCATCAGATTCCAAAGCCTCCGCGCATGATGGGTCTAAGTGGGGGCATTTTTTTCGGAGGGGGTGGTGGAACGGTCGGAACCGGAGTAAATACCTTCGGTCCTTTTTTGTCCACACCGGGACCTCTTGCCGGGGTACGAGCACCCTTGGCATCACGCGCCCTCTGGTTTTCGATTGCAGACAACCGATCTTGTAAACCGCTGAGATCGGGCAAGCCTCTTTCTTGCAGCTCCTTGATGCGTTGCTCGATGCCGCTCAAGTCTGGCCCTTTTCTGCCTTCTAACGCTGAGATACGCGCCAACACGTCAGGATCCATAACCGTCCCTCTGCCGCCTTGTTGCGCTCTTGCGAGATCTTCTCGAATCTGATCCATGTTAGGTAATTCAATACCCTCCTGTACCTGTCTTCTGATAGCGTCCACGTCAACGTTAGGGACCTTGATGCCCTCTTGTACTCGTCTTTGAATGTCCTCGACATCAATGTTAGGAATGTTGAGTCCTTCCTGAATTTGTGCTCGTAACGCATCGACATCGATTTGCGGTGCAGCCTGCGCTCTTCCAGCTAAATCGGTTTGAGCTTGCTGGAGCGCAGCTAACCGCTCATTTATGTCAGCAATATTTAGATTACCCAGTCCCATATTGTCGCGCACTTGTTTCGCAATAGCCTCTGCGTCAAAGCTAGGCTGAGACGGGAGGTTCGACATCACGTCCGCTCTAATTGATTCTCGGATAGCGTCAAGATCCGGTTTAGCGCCTTCAAGCTCAGCGATACGAGCAAGCAACTGCTCTCTCTCGGCTTCCCCAGAGGTTCGATACTCTTGCTCTCGTGCCGCTGCTGCTGCTTCTTGGTCAGCAAGCCTTTGGTTCAACTCATCAAACCGAGCCTGCATCGCTGCGTCGGCCTCTGCTTGGGCTGCTGCTTTGTCAGCTTCAGCTTGCGCTCGCTGCTCCTCCATTTGGCGCTGAGCATCGTCGTACTGTTGCTGGATGGCTGGGGCCTGCTGTTGTATTTGCCCCACGGCTTCCTCGAACAATCCTCCGCCTGCGCTAGATACTGGACCTCGAAACATATCCATCGGGGAACCCGGTCGCTCGCCGCGATCGAATACTGGGCGATTCATCAAAAAATCACCCATCTGGCTGTACGGGTTATAACCTGCCCCGTACTCTGCAATCGAGTCCATCAGGTTGCCGTAAGGAGAATCCTGCAAACCGCTGCCGTAAGGTCGAAACAAATCACTGATTCCGCCTCTACTGGGACGCTCTGGTTCGCGTCTCGGAAATCTTGGTAGCTCTGGCGGCATTCGGTATGGTGGTCCCAAAACCGGGCCTTTGTCGGGCATGGGGCCACGGCGCGGTGTTCTTCCAAACTTATCGCGCATGCGTTCAAGCATGTCTTGAATGTTGCCGGGAGGTAAAGGTCTGCCCGGTGAGCGCTGTGGTGGAGGTGGCGGAGGGTTTGTACCGGGGAAAGGATCACCCGGTAAACGCCCCTCTCGCCTAAAATATTCTTCAGGTGGCGGCGGTCCGATGTCGTAATCGATCCGGGGATCGAATGGTGGATCTGCTATCTCTGAACGTCTTCTAGGGTCGTAAAGCCTCATACCGTCAGGCATCATCGGATTAGTTTCGTAAACCGGTCCTGAATCTTCGATCGGGGGCGGCACCAAAACCGTTCCTTGGGGCGGTCTTTGCCGGTCGTAAAAATCTAAAAACCCACCCGTATCGACCATCCGATCATCTTGTGTGCTAGGTGGCCTAAGTAGCGGTTGGGGAATATCGAAGCGTACCGTCATAAAATCACCAATTCTTACAAGACCAGTACCGAGCGGTCAGCTTATTTTTGGCACCCGGCTTATCGCAGCCGTGTCTGGCTCTGAAATTAGCTCTGCGCTCTGGGTTGCTTTTTTTAATCTTCATGTTCGGATCGCCATAGCGAACTAACTTAATTTCATCGCCTTGACGCGCCAAAACAGCAAACTTTTTCGGCTTGCCCGGAGTGCGCTTGGGCTTATTGAACCCGGCAAACGACTCACCTCGATAAGTGACTCGTCCGCCTTCGGTTCTTTTTGCGTCTTTAGATCTTGCCATTAGCCGTAAGTCTTTAACACTTCTACTATCACCGTATACGTGTCGGTGTTGCTCGCGCCAATCGTTGTGAATTTCACGTCACCGGTTTTTCCGCTTCCCGCGTCATTGGGGATTCCAGAAAAATCGGAGTAATCGTGAAAACCGTTTGAGTCTGGCGAAAGGCCAATGATCAAAGTGTCAGTCGAGGCGTCGTTCAACAACTCGACACCCATGCCTACGCACTGCCACCAAATCTTAGCTATGGCGACTTCGCTGCAAGCCTTGCCTGCACTGTTTGAAGTCAACGAGCTTACGTCAATTTTTGTTACCGCGGACTCGCCTGTCCCGTCACTAATATTGGTGAACTTCAAAACGGCTTTACGTTCCCCGTCCTGAATCGTTTGGCTAGTTACTGTGTCAGCCATGACTCACCCCTTATTGATCCGCGAATGCAGGTGCAGTTGTGCTTGTTACGTTACCGAAAATCTGGTAGTTGGTCGTATTCAAACCAACGATGGTTACTTCAAATCCCGCTGGCACATTCAACTGAATGCTACTGTTAGAGTTTCCGTCCGAAAACACGCTGCTAATCGCGTTACCGTCGGTGTCTAAAAAAGTCACTCCACCGATGTAGAAGTTTGAATTGCCCGGAGTAACAATCAGCGCATCTGTAGCGTCTGCCGCACCACCAGCGTAGACAAACTTGAACACAGAGCCAGCGATTGGTGCAGGTAGTGTGTAAGTATTGTCTTGTCCGCCGTCTGGAACGAGCAGGATACGACCGCTGTGTGTCGCGTTGGTGAGAGTGACGTTACCATCTGAAAGGCTTACTGGACCGTCGCCTAACGTTGCAACCTCGGTAATTGTACCAGTGGTGGCGTTTTTGCTAATGGTTTTGAAAGTGCTTTCCGATCGTACCGCACCCGAAAAAGTAGTATTAGCCATGGTTATCTCCTGTCTTGGCTAGTGTCAGTCGCCCCATGCGACTGTCAGGGATAAATTGATATTACAAAAA